CTTACCGTAGTAGCTTCCGGAGTATATGCTAACCCTGCCTCTGTCTCTGTACCTGCGAAGTTTAGTGTTATCTGTCCATTAGTAACTACATGCTCACCGTCAATCATACCATTAGATAATACCCTTACTGTTTCGCCTTCAAGATGGTCAAGCCCGGTCATTACAGTTATCTCAGACCCGGAATAAACAACCGAACTGTCAGTAGTCAGCCTATCCCATAGCCATGAAGAATGAGTACCATGTGCTGTTTCATCGAAATACTCTACATTTCTGACAGTAGAACCATTTACTGTTCTATTTACAATCGCCCATGTCTGGTCTATTCCGGAAATAGGTATTGTATCTACACTTTCAAATAAACCCGATGCGTTAGTAGTATGCCTGTGCCAGCCCACTATCTGATGTTCTCTTAAGTAAGTAAGCCCTGCAAGTTCACCGTCATCTCTTACAAACCATACGATAGAATGAGGCTCTTTCTGATACGACATCTCAGTAAACTCGCCATCACCTGATATATGATCTGCAAGTACTGTCAAATCAGTAATATCGAACTTGTCTATATTAAATGAGAATAAGAACTCATTAAGCTTCTTTCCTGCACGTTCTATAAAGAGCGTCACACCCCTTACGTTAATAGGTTGTATGTCTTTACTACCTTCCTCTGTCTGAGGCACTATATCGCCACTGGTAGGCGTTAATGGAGTAGTAGGACTTGCACCAAGTAAGAGCTCTGCACCTTGAGTACCTACAACCAAATCCCTAAACGAAGAAAACCATAATATAGGGTCCCTCGTAGCTACCTGCTTATCTATCGAATCATCGTCATTATTGCCCGGACTGAAATCCTCGAAGTCAGTAAATGATGACCTCCATATATTTCTCGGTTGAGCCGTAGTTCCACCAAGCCATAATCCCTGACCATGAAACGCAATCGCCCTGGGAAACCCATTGTCACTACTCCATGAATTATCATTAAGAGTCCAAAGCCCTGCCTCAACTGCTGTAGTATTATCAAGCACTCGCTTTACAATACCATTCATTACAGTAGTAGATGTAAAGTTATTAAGCTCTATATATCCATTGCTTACTTTTACAAACTTACCTACATCTGTAGACCTCCACCCTTCAATATCAAGAGTAAGCCCTACACTACCACCTACCGGACCCTGTTTATCAGGAGTTATCTGTGCAGCAGGACTACCGAACAGAGTCCAATCACCTGAAGCAATCGGGTCTGTACTTGCAAAGTCAGTCGTAATATCAGCAGTTACCGTATCTGTACCACCTGCTCCTGCCCCAACTGTCTTTATAACCGCAACCGAACCAGATGATAATATCTCCTTATCAATATCTGCTGCGAGAAATATCGCGCTACCTGCTGTAAAGGTTACATCATTACCTGTTGTAGCACCCGGAGTAAGTGTTTCGCTTAAATCTATAGCTTTCTGGAATGATGGTGGTGGGTCGCCAGGAACAGTAGCCAAAGTCCATGCCGTATCACTTGTTCTTGATAGTTTCCTGATAGAGTTTCTGCCATCAACCAAGTACATTACATCATTTGATTGAGCGAACTTTAGATTAGGAAGGTCTGAAGTAAGGTATGGCGTAGCTACTTCAACCGGAACTCCACCGCTTTGAATCTGTCCGCCGCCCTTATAAAACCTTATGTACTGATTACCGAACTCTAAGATATACGCATCTGAAGTACTGAAGATAAACCTGATTAATCTTGACTGAACAGTACTGTCTTTTGTCTCTGCTACATATCTAAGCCCTGCTCTTGACTGAATACCTCCCTGTGGCAAGAGAATGAAGTTTTCCAGCTTCTCAAGGCCGTTCTGATACTTGGCAAAGTCTACCCTTGCCATCATCTTAGGTCCTAGTTCTCCGGCAGAAAATGACGTAATCCTCTTCTGTATAACATCACCAGACGCTATATTTGCACTTAAGACGATAAGTGATAATATAAATAATCTTATTTTCATTTACCCACCAGTTTGAAATCTCGTATCTGTCAGTTCCGAACTAACGAAATCCTCAGCAGTACCTTCCTGTCCATCGTTTGCCTTTGCCTTATTAAGCATTTCAAGATGAAGTCCAAACAGAGCCTCCTTAGCTTTAGCATCTTGTTTAAGAGGTAATACTGCTTTTGATGCCAGTAATGGAACCAATGCTCCTATAAAACTCGGTGTAAACTGTACCGGGTCAGTAATTCTCTTTATATATTTAATAGTCACAGCAGAAAGGTTAGTAAGCAATGTCCTGCCTTCTACCTTCCAATCATCCTCAGAGTTAATCATCTCTGTTGCTCTTAGACAATATGGGTTTGTCGGTAATTGCCACGCAGTAGTAAACTCTAACGCCTGTGCAGTAGTAATTGCTTTCTGTACAAGTAACTGTCTTTCCATTGCAAAGTTCCACTGATAACCCTCGATTAATTCATCAACCGTCTGGTCATAAATCTTATCCATTATATTAGCACGTTCATTCTCGTCATTGAGATTATCTATCGGCTCTACACCGATTTCGATAAGTGCCATACTCGCTATTTTACTGTTTGATATAGGCATAATTTATATTTGGTTTAAAAGGTAGTGGAAGGATACCAGAAGTACCCCTCCACCGCTTCACGCATCACTAGGGGGTGAGCAATGAAGTTTACCCACTAGAAACGTATACAACTTCCATGTACATAACTGCTCCTGTTGCACCATTAGTCACAGTAGTAAGCGTTACATCTACTGTATCATCAGAGGTAGACGTCCCAACCGCCACAGATGTATAAGTACCATTAGCACCTAAAGCCTCGGTAAAGTTTGTATCAGTTCCAAGGTTCCGGAAGATAGACGATTCTCCCATCGCAATAGAAGAACAATACCTGTCCGGGTCAAATACGTCACCGACTTCAGCAGTTACCGTACCACCCATATTACCCCATTTAATAGTAGACTGTTCTCGTAAGATCACAGACCCTTTAGGTATTTGCGCCATTTGAATAACGTCAGCAGAAGCCTCGCTACCTGTAAAGGTATAACTAGACCTAATACGCCTTACCGTACCACCATCCACATTAGGATTGTTATTGACAACAGGGCTCGCATTGCGATTTGTCATCAAGTCGGAATCAAGCGTAGCAGCCTGACATTCAATCGCAATGAAAAACAGAGCGATAAACACCATTAAAAAATGCTTAAATTTCATAAAATCCTCCCGATAAAAATGTTATTTGATTCTAAAATAATTGACGTAAAGTGGGTACTTGAACCCTACTTATGACAATTACGATTCGTCACATGCAATTTCTACAACGGCTTCCTCTTCAACTCTTCCAGCACCCATATCCATTTCTACAAAGACTCTTGTAGAGAATCTGAACGCAGGGTCTTTAGCAACTTCCAAGTCCATCTCTTCACCGATACCAAGCCCGACACCATTTGCTCTCATAGCGATAACCTGCCTGTCAGAGTTAGCATCAGTATTAAGCTGGTCAGTTAAGATAAACCGGAAACCAAGATACTCCTTAAGCTCGCCTCTTGAGAGAGCCTTCAGAGTGTTATAATCAGTAGAACCGATCTTATCATCAGGCATCAAGTCTCGGTTAAGCTGCCTGGAATGAAGAAGAATAATTCTCTGAACAGAACGCATTTCAGCGTCATTAGGATAGTTGTCGTCAAGGATTTCTTTCGCCCTTAAGAGTTTATCCATATTAAGACCTACATCAGAACCACCACCACCAACGGTAACAGCGACTTTCTGAGTTGCAGGTAAAGCTACTGTAGTGCTACCAGTTTCATCACCAAGAGCGTTCCCGGTAGCAGCGTTAATAACATGCTTATCAAACCTTCTACCTGCTGCCCAAGCTGCTGTTTGAGTGTATGCAGCCAGTATGTCGATTTTAACACGCCTCTGGTCAGCCTTATCAATCAAGTCTCCCCAATCTGAGGTAACGAGATTAACACGCCTTCTTGAGTGTGGTGTGTCTCTTTGAGGCGAAGCAGCGTGCCTTGTAGAAACATCGACCATTTCAGAAGAACCTACTCTTTCAAAAAACGTAGACATTCCAACAACATCTTCTTTTAGCTGTATGAAATCTCTTACTACACTACCTCTCTGCTGCGCCAGATGTATAACATCCGCTTTGAACTTTTGCACTCTGGCAACTGTAATTTCATGTGACATATTATCCTCCCGATAAAAGACTAGAATTAAACCCTCTTTTGTCGGAAAGTAGCCTGTCGCCCCTACTTCAGATTTCCCTTGTAATTACGTTACCAGCGTGCAATATTATTGCAATATATCCGGATTCCTTACGGAGTAGCCCGGAACAACCTATTTATCCAACTACCGCTTCGCCATGAGCTATACGGTGTAACTCTTCCATTTCAAGCTGATTTTTCTCGTAATCTTCATGTCGTTTATCACTGTAAGCATCCATAAACTTCGTGTCCTGGTAATTTGCAGCAATCTTATCAAGTGCTTCGTTTTTCTTTACTGCACCTGCATCGGCAGGGTCGCCCTTACCCGGAGCCGTTGCTTCTATCGAACCCTTACCAAGTGCATGAATCAGCTTAACAAACCCTGCATGACTACCAAGCTCAGTCTCGTTAAATAGCTTTACAAGGCTTTCATCACCTGATTTCTCTAAAATAGCCTTAACTTCGTTTTTATTCGCTTCGTACTTATCGCCCCATTCAGCCTTAAGAGCGTCATTCGCCTTAGTCGCAGCTTCGAGGTCTTGTGCAAGTTGAGCTTTCTGCCACTCATTCTGCATTGCAATAAGCTTATTTACCTGTGTACCATTAAGCCTCATTTCCTTTGCAGCCTCAAGAAACGATGCCTCCTGTTCTTCAGAGTAATCGAGCCCTTCTACTGCTTCAGGTCGCTCTACTTCGTACTGACCCTCTGCACCGGGCCAACCAAGCTTGCCATACACCGTATCTATTGCTGCCGGGTCATCACCATTTGCAGGTATAGAGCTAATAAACTCTTCTGTTTTCTGTCCTACCATACGGTGATTATCAACCGCCATCTTGGCAATACTACCCATATCCTTTGAGTTTTTGATTATTGGTTCGTTACGCAACTCTTCATCTAACGAGTCCCTAAACGCATCCATGTTAGCAAATCCACCTTCTTCTACTATTGCATCCATATTGTCTTACCCCCTATTTAAAAAATTAAACACAATCTACATTAAGCATAATCTGTGCTGCTGCTTTCTTATTTACTCCATACATCTTGTCTATTATGTGCTGAACTACATCTCTTCTGTAACCGTCTGCCAGTACTTCATCCTGCTTCTTACCAAAACTAGACGTATTGTAAAAAGTACGCTTTAAATCAGCGAGTATTTCCAGTCCACCAGATGTAGCAAACGTCTGTAAGTATATCTCGCCTAAATCATCATGCGACTTGTCCTTCAGCATCTCCACCCCCTATTTTACCTAATTTACCTGCTGCATCGACTAAGTCCTTAGCATCTTCTTTTTCCTGTGCCTCTGCTATCCTTTGAGCTCTTTCTTCCCTGATTTCCTCAACATCCGCATCATCTACAATCAAGCTTTCCGGAACACCTTTACCTCTACCGTTTTCCTGTACCCATTCATCCCAATTAATATAATCAAGTATCTCTACTTTTCCTGTAGTAGTCGAAGCCTCTACAGACTCTCTTATCCACTGAGATGTAGCCTGAGCGTCTTTGAGCTTCTGTGATCTTGCAAGTGGACCAATAAACTCTACCTTAATATTACCTACAATACTCTTAAGAGCTTCTTCGCTTAGAGGTATATCCCTGAACGCACCACCCCTGTTCATTATTCCAAACGCTCTATTAGACCTCGGTGTAAATATCTCTACTTCGTTCCTTCCAAGAACAGGTCCCATCATACGTTCCATGAGTTCAAATATAATAGTAGACTCTGTTGCGGTCATCTGAGCCTGTTTCTGCATCTGAAGCTGATTTGTAAAGAACGCCTTCTCAATCTGGTCAACCCGGTTCTCAAGGCTTATCTGGTTAGATTGAGCATCTTTATTGCTTAATAACGGTTTTACAGCCTCAATCATTGCCCTGGGAACACTATTTTGTTTACCTGCCCTTAAATCAAGCTTAGGCATACCCTCCGGAGTAAGAAGCGGTGGGTCTATGTCTTTAGGCCATCTCGCAAGAATAAGCTCTATAACCTTATTTACAACCCTTACATCAGGCAACACCTTATGTCCTATACCATATCCCCATACATCATCAGACGTATGAGCCCATCTCGGCACTGTACAAGGCCACTCGTGGTAGCCTTTATCATCCTGAATATATTCTTTATCCTTATCACATATGATAAAATTAGTATATTCAAGTTCAGAGCTAATCTTTTTCCCGGTATCAGCCTTTGGTTTTATTACATGATAGAACAAAAATTGCTTTTCAAAGTTATTTTCCTGTAACGCTTCCTTGATACTTTTAGTTAATCTCTCTTTACCCCACTCCTGCCTTGCCTGTCTCGCGGTAAACTTAAAACGCCTTATAACGGTATCTACAAGGCTCTTTGAGTTTTCAGCGATAACGAAGTCCTGAATGAAGTAATTCTTAAAGACCAGTTCTTCAAAAGGCTTTGAATCGTCAAGACTCTCCTGTATAGTAAGAGCCGTACCGAATGAGGTTAAATCAAGAAATTCTTCGTGTGCCTGAAGCCTGTGATTACTCTCATTAAACGCCTCTAACATTCGCCTGGAAACAGCATCAGTCCAGTTATTTACCTCGTCAATAGCTGCTACCTGTGGGTCTTTCGCCTTTATACCAAACCAAGGGATAGATGTAGATGTGAGTGTTCCGGATAGAAAAGATGCAAGTAACTCATGCGCATTAGGAGCAGTAGAGTCGAATTGTTTACATATCTTCTCCTGTCCTCTTGACCGCTTAAACTTAATGTCAGCTTTACGTGGAAGAATATAGCCAGAAATATCCTGCCATACATTCTTATTATTCTGCCTGTCACCATCAAGCTTCTTGAATCTTGCTATGTCTTGTTGTGCTTCGTTGTCATTTGCCATAATTTCGCATGTGCGAACACTTGTCTAAAGGTTAAGCTCCCAATAAAGTCTTACTCTGTATCTGACCACCACCGCTTATGCCCAATGCGCCACCCTCATTAATAACTGTTCTCGCTGCACCGCCACGCCTTCTTAGCTTACGTTTAGCACTTGCTTTCTGTGCAAATTCAAGCTCCCCTGCTTTCTTTGCCTCAGCAGCTTCTTTTATCTGTTGAGCCTCAAGACGTTCCTGTTCTCTCTGTTTCGCAGCTTCCGCAGCCCTGTCTCTTTTTGGTGCTGAAAAAATTCTTCCTAATGAACTCATAATTTACTCCTTAATTGCTTTTACACGATTATATTCTTTTCTTAAAGAAACAAGATGAAGGATTGCTTTTGCAAATGCTATTGCATCTCGATCTTCCATTGCTATACCAATAGGATTAGTGTTATGATAACCAGAATCTAATTCTATATGAATAGCTGTATCATCAACACTCTGTGCATTAACAGAAACCATAAATTCGTCTGACGGTTCATCTTCTGCTCTCTTTAAGTCTTTAGGGATACTAACCTCTGCTGAGAAAAATTGATATTTAATATGGAATATTGAATCTGTGTCCAAATATAACTCTCCTAATTTTGTTAATATATGTCAGGCGCATAGCCCAATTCGCTACTGGTAACTTGCTTATGTTTAATTCTCATTGCCTCAGCATATCTTAACATCATTATCGCATATCTTGTCGCATCCATTAAGTCATTATTAAACGCAACTATTTTACCGTCTTTTGTATGATATGTACCCTTTTCTTCAAACCATTTAGAAAGATGACTAAATACCTTAAACCTGCCCTCTTCCATCCTGTTATATATAGTAAGGAGCCCGGCATTTACCGAGTTACCACCTTCTCCTTCTTTTTGACCATCAGCAGGAGGATGTGTTGAGTGGTCGTGCAACATATTACAGTTATATTCATCCCTGTATTCCTGCGCTATCTGAACCCCGGATTTTCTGTCAGCCTTATGTGCATCGTGTGGCCATGCTACCGGAACATACTTCTTACTACCTGCCCTCATTGCTGCTGCGTGCAAAGCAGGCTTTCTCTCCTGTTCTTTATAACAATCAGTTACATATACTATATCGCTGTCAGTATCCCATGCTAACCAGACAATAGCTGTAGGATGGTTCCAACTACCCATGTCCATTCCAGCAATTCTCTTAAAATAATCCGGTATATAAAACCTTCCTACACTTATATCTTCGTCATGTATCGGATAAACAACTCCGCTACCTATAACCGGAATACCCTTACTTCTCAT